CTAATGTTGCCTTTCCCTCTACACCTTCATCATAACCTAAAAATGCTTTAGGTATCTTAAGAGCGGCCATCATCTTGTTACGCAGATATTCAATATCATCTATCTGGCCATCATTTGATAATCCCTGTAATGATTCAATACGTGTTCCAGATTCACCACCTCTTACCGGAAGATAAAAATCTTCAAGCATATTCATTAGATTGAATTTAAGATTATATTCACCTGTCTGTTCATCGATATACGGAGTCTTTTTCATTTTGTTCATGATATTCTGCATATGAGAATCAACTTCGTTAGGTGGTATATTACCTACATCAATATAAAACAATCTTCTTTCTGGGGCTCTCATTATTCTATGTAAGAGCATTGCATCTTCCATTAGTATCAATTGCTTGAATACTTTTCGAGCACCCTCAATCATTGATTTGCCATATGGTAAGAAATTAGCATCTGATAGTAATCTAAAGTGAGCTACTTCATATGGTTCCAATTCATTCTTTTGTGATACTGAATATGAATTGACTGTCTGTAATGTAAATCTATATGCATATGGATTATCAGGATCATATCCTTCTTCACGAACTACTTCATAAGATGACATGGGAGTCACGTTAATAATTCCTATCTCTGGTTCAATATCTAAATGTAAATAAAAATCACCGTACTTACATGCATTCCGTACCCAAGGCCATAAATTGTATTCGATATTTAAAATATCATAAAACAGGTTATGTAGTATTTTTTGTATCTTAGCATTATTAGTCTTAATACCTAATACATCATTTTCAACATTCTTTACTGTAGATTCATCTGCATATACATCTAATGCAGAGGCTATAATAGGATCTAAGTCCATTGCCTCATATTCAGTATATAATTCTGTTCTATTAGACTGAAAACTATATCCGGTACCATTATAAGTACTATACCGACCTGATTTCTGCTGTACTCCGGCGAATCGATCTGCATATCGACTATTATTAGCATTACCTGCTGATTGTAATCGGTTACTATCGACGACCTTTAATCGATCCTTACCTAACCGACGAACTACTACATTTGTAGAAAATAATCGTTCTAGTCTTTTAAAAAATGATTTATCTGCCATTATCTCGTTGTTTTATATAAATATTAACTATTCTAATAACCAGTTAAGATTATCATTATCTTTATCTCCGGTCTGCCATTCCCAGCCTTGCGCGGTACCGGTTTTGCTGGAATATACGCCAGAATTTGATTTACCAAAATGACCTAAGGCCTTGCGTGATAAATCTAATCCTTGCTGCTTTAATCGTAATGCGGTATCTCGTATCCATAATGCAATTCCTAAGGACATAACTAAGTCATCATTATATCCGCGCTGAGCTTCTGCTCTAGAACCATTCCATATAAATGTAAACAATTCATCGATGCATCTATTTGAATGCACTACAATACCTTTTTCTCTGAAATATGTTTCTAATTTAGATAATAATAATGGCCTTGTTTTTGATGTAGTTGAAAATCCCGGAACCATTTGCGATTTATTTTTGAGGTCATACCCTTTACGTAAATGTACTTCTTCATCTATATATGCATCCTGCTTATAAGAATAATATAAATTATCATATCCTTTATCTATAGCAACTTGTATAGTCGCCCATCCGATATTAGCATTCTCAATCACTAATAATGCATTGTTCCATTCAGCTGCAACTGCTAGTAACATATTACCATATTCCGTAGTTCCTATCTTACCTTTATATTCCGCGACTTGGCGTACTTCATCAATATCAATTACGTGAAACGCACTGTAATCACTACCATCACCTCGAGCCACGTCAGCAACCACGGCATATGATTTTGAATAATTCGGGTAATCCCATAACCAATAGTTTCCATCAAATCCTCTTTTTTCAATAGGGTCTTTTACATATGTTTCTTTATACCATTGTAATAATGTACCATCAATTACTGTATGGCCAGAAGAAACAAAATCGCAATCACATTCCTGGGCTGCCATTTTCTCACCTAACAACTGATCTTGCTCTTTTCTCCAATCATCATCTCGTTCCGGATGCATTGACCAATGTAATTTTATAGGTAAAAACTGTCCTCCGGAGGAAGCATCGACCCATGTTTTATGAAACCAATTACCAGTACCGTTAGGAGTAGATAGTGCAATACAACCACCACCAGTTGCTAACGTTTGTTGTGCCGCGGTCCATATCTCATCTATATTTTTAATAAACGCGGCCTCGTCTAATACTAGCAATGATAAGGCTTCCGATCTACCTGAGGTACCTGATGATGATACAGCCTTAACTTGAGACCCATTTTTAAATCGTAAACTTAATTTGTTATTTTCAACTAATCCACCTTGTAACCATTTTGGTAAATTATCATGCATTACCTGTATCTTAGTTACAAGATTTTTCGCAACATCTTTGGTGGTTGCAATTACTAGCACATTGAAATCTGATTTAAAAAGCATTGACCATAAAATATAGCCAGCCGTTAATGTAGATATTCCTAATTGTCTAGATTTAAGAATGATTGAATATCTCGAATCCCGTATCTGTGTTAATGATTCTTCTTGGAATGGATATAAATGAAAATACGTCTTACCTTTAGTGGGATGTTGAATAATACAATATTTCTTCATGAAGTGTGCCGGATCTATTGCGCATTTCTTAAACTCATCTTGTATTATTTCTCGTATTGATTTCTTAGCCATAAATTACCTTTAATATAAGAAAAATTAAAGTGATAACCAAATAATTGCTGCAATTGAACCAACTGCTATTGTAGTGCCACTAGCTATAATTGCAATACGCTTTCTTCGCTCTTTTCTTGCTTTATCTAGATATAATTTAATTTGATCATCTTTTACATCTATCAAATCATTTAAATCATTTACTTCATACTTATATCTACGTATAACACCTTTATAATTAATTATCACACTATCTTTTTCTAATAGCTGAGCATCTTTAAGTGTTACAATTTTCTGAGTTGCTAGTAATTCGGCCTTACAGAAATCGCCAAATTTAATTTCTTGTATAGCACTTATAAGATATGATTTAGGTAAACAAACAATAGTATCACTTACCGTAACGCTCTGCGAAAAACTCTGAAATGTCGTTAGTATTAAAATTACTAATATTTTCAAGTGTCTCATTATAATCCTCTTTTAGGTCATCGATAACGATTTGTGTACTATCAATACTATATTGTAATTTTGTTATAGATTGATTAAGGCTATCAATATTTTGTAAATATTTAGCACGTGCCACTTCATGTGACTGTATTACTATGTTTAGACTATCTACTTTTTGCTGTAATTTATATTCCTTTACAGCATCCGCAGGGGATGGCATTGTTATAATTGTCATTATCAATATTAATAGTAATACGGCAATTGTTATAACGTGCCAATATTGCTTAACTAATGTCATGATAAATCCTCTAACAATTTTTTCTTGAATTCTACAAACTCATTATCCATAAAATCTAAATATTGATCTCTATCAACCTGGTCCCATGTTTCGACTGATCCGTCACTATTAACAAATTCTTTTTTACCTTGTAATGCTTCACGTAAAATTTCAAATTCTTTATCAACATCGTTAAGCCATGATTCGGCATTAGCTTTCATGAATTTTTTAGAATACTCTTCCCAAGCTTCGTTGCCCTGCAATTTAATTTTACGCTCTTTAACTAATACACAGCTAAAACATGTTTTATGTATTCGATACATTTTTTCATGTAACTTCTTTTCATGATTTCGCATATCACCATCACACTCCGGACAAGTAGCCGGTATTGTTAGTGCTTTACGTACTGTATCTATTATACTATTTTTTGCGGTCTTAACTCGGAATCCATCTTTCTGTTCCCACCGGTATGTAGCACCTGCTGTATTTGTTTCGTACCATACATCGCCTACCTCCCGTTTTTTACTAGGGGCCTTAGTATATCCGCTCGATGCGCGGTTTTGTGTGGAATGACTACCGTCGAGTAGTTCCTTAAGATTTTGTATATTACTTTTTTTTGCCATAACTTGTTTTTTGTTTTATTCTTCTGGGAGTTCTTCTTCCTCAGGCTCTTCTACCGGCTCTTCTGGCATATCATCTATTGGAGCGTCGTCCATTGGCATATCATCCATTGGCTCTTCAATAGGTTCTTCCATTGGCTCTTCTTCACCTTGCTGAGCAAGCAATCCGGAAACAATATCACTAATCTTACTTGTCGGTACTCCGATCATTTTTGCAAACTTAACAATTGCTTCTGCTCTTGCGGCATCTGGTTTAGAACCTAATCTTGCAAATCGTTTACCTAGCACAGACTTACCTAAAATGCTAAATAATTGATTAACATCTACACGACCGTCTGCATCTGTTGGCAATGCAGGAATTTCTTCTTTTTCTTCACGTAATTTAGATTTGTATCGCTTAGCGGTTTCTACCAAGCTAGGCAAAACTTTTTGTAATTTCTGCTTGGTAGATGTATCTAAACCAACCTTCTTAATCATCGCAACAATGAATTCCACTTTCTGTGGTGGTGTTAGTTTTCCGAATTCGGCATTGGCATCAAATTTCTTTAATGCTGTTTTTGTTGCACCTTTCGCCTTTTTGATATAATCAGGCTCATCTGCCTCTTTAAGATATTTACGAATTTGAGCTCTAATGGCTTCTCGTAATTTGTGTTCTGTACGTGTCATATAGTAAGTCCTTTGTTATAAATATTACCGAGAATAACGAAATAGGCCTAATAATTGATTTACTGGGGCAAATGCGCCTGTATACTTATAGGTTTTTCCTTTATATATAAATACTATGCCTTCTGATGGTACTATTTTTTCAAATCCACCCAATCGTTCTATTCTCTGTAATTGTATTTGTAGTTTATTTAATGCTTCTAAATCATTTGAATCTTTAACTGCCTTTATCGCCTGCGTAACATCTTTACGTAGGCTCTTAACAGAATCATCAGGATTAACTGCTAGATAATTAGTAATATTACGCATTACATCAGCGCCTAATTCTAAAAAGATTTCTTCAAACTGTTTGATATTCTTTTTACCTAATGCTACTGATTGCGTTTTATCTATGTCTATAGCCTTTGCTAATACAGCTATATCTGGTATTGTCTTTTTATTTAATCTAAATGATTTATCACCTAATGCCCATCTTCTCGTTAATCCTTCCTTTACTTCTGGATTAGCGTCTGGGATATTCTCGTTTATAAATTTAGTCCACCATTCTTCGTGATATTCAGATACTTCTGCTTTATCCGGTAGCCCAAACTCTTTTTGAATCTTATTTATCTTGCTAATATAATACGGTACCTTTTCATCAAATTCAATATCCTTTTGCATTTGAATTACGTTTGGTGGTATAATCTTAAAATGCTCCTGTGTATCTGCATTTACTTTAGCAATTATCTTTTGTAGCTTATCGCCTTGGTCTGGATATGATTTAACTTTTTTACCAGTTTCATCAAATTCATCTATACCATGAAATTGCAAATATGCAGCCGGTCCATATGATATAACATTTTGAGTGGCAGGATATATAATTTCCAAATTAACAAACCTACGACCATTATCAAATATTTTTTCTCTCTGAGCTTCTGGTATAGCTAATATAGCATTTTCCAAATCTTGCATTGCATATACAAATGCCTTTTCAATATCGCCGCGACCTTTGAATTTTTCTTCAACAGCATCAATACTCATTGGATTGATAATTGTTGATTTATTTCTAGCAGCACCTACTTGGCCATCCTTAAAGGTTACTTGTAAATTCTGGCCATCTGTTTTTTCTGATACAGAATCTTCTAAATCTAATTCACCAGCTAACGACCTTCTTACTAATTCTTTAAGATCTTCAAAAGTTAAATCATTATCATCAAATGGATGTGCCATATGACCTG